TTACTTCCCCGATTTTCTTCTATTACAATCTTTGCACAACATTTGGCAATTTTCCTCTATGGTCTTGCCGCCTTCGTGCCAAGGCGTAATGTGGTCGGCCTCCATTTCTGATAGGTCAAAATGCTTTTCGCATTTAGTGCAAATTCCGTTTTGCCGCTCAAAGACTTTTTGTTTCGTACTATCTGTAAAAGCGCGTATGGAGAGATATTTTTCATCACGAGTAAGAATATAGGGGTAAATTCCGCTCTTTTTGGTAACATCGTCATCGGCAATTAGTCTGATAGTTTCTTCTTCTATGGTGTTTGTGTCGTATATTTTATCTTTGTATTTGTTGTAGAGCGCGCCCCAATCCACGCCTTTCATAAATTTTCTTTTGTTGGTAAAAGTGGTATTTACCCACGTAATTACATCTTGAAAATACCTCCACAATGCGCTTGCATTGGGGTCATGTTGATGCGATGCCATGTAATTCTCAATATTTCCTTTTGAAATCCAATCTATGGCAGTTTCCAAATAATCTTGACGAATGGAAGATCCGATTAAATAATCTTCGCCTATTCCTGAAGCGGGGCACCCTCTTTTGCTAAAATATCTTTTGGCATCGGAAACCCATGAGCCGGCATACACTGCATTCCGCAATTCCTGGTCGGTTAATTTTTCTCCTGCGATGTTGATGGTTTTGAACCATTCCAATTTTTCACTTTCGGTTCCGCTGCAAAGATAAACCATTAGTTTATAGCTTAATAACTGTTCTTTTTCGTCATTTTGCAGATTATGAAAATATCTGTTTTTAAAAGCAAAGTCGCCTTCCACAAACTGGCAAATGGAAATGGTACGTTGTTGGCCATCAATCACTTCGTAAACGGTGTCGTCATTGCGGGCGTGACCCGCAATTCCATTATTCAGAGGATTCTGACTTTCGTCAGAATGACGGCTATTCACCGCCCAATACATTACGTTCAATGGATAATCTTTTGTAATAGTGTCAATCACAGCATCTCGCTGCTTGTCTTTATAGATAAATTCTCTTTGAAACGGTGGACGAATATCTAATTTGCCGCCATAACCGACAACTCCGTTTTCATTATGGTCTTGATAATTATCCGTTAATTCTCTAACTGTAATTTCTTTAAGTTCGATTTTCATATTTTTTTGTTTTTGATTACTATTCGTGCGTATGTTGCTTTCCCGTTTACAACAAAACCAACGAAATTTTTATGTTGCTCATCAAGATAATACGGTTCAGCTTGTATAAAAGCATCGTCTTTTTCTCTTTTATCATTCGCAAGTCCAATTATTTCAAATTGGTCGGGATTGTATTTATCTAAAAATGTTATGGGTACACCTATAACTCCATCAAAATCCATAGGAATATCTTTGGTTTTATCCACATTAATGGCATCATAATTATCGTATTTGGGATATTCTTCGGGAGTATATTTTTTGTAAAGTATCAAATCTTCGTGCCGTTCATTGTAATCCAAATTAGTAAACCAACGCACACCCTTAACGCGAATAAACTTTTTTCCTTGATTATCAATTCTATAACCGGCAGCATTCAAAGGATAGTCATCAGGAACTCCAAACTCTCTATCGCCGCTGTGAATACTGGCTCCTAACCATAATTTATTCTCTTTAATCAATTTAAAAACCTCTTTATAAGTTACGGCATTGACGTTTCCGATAATCAAGAACTTTTTATCGTACTCAACAAGTTGCGCCACATACTCTCTAAACAAAGAAAACGGCGGATTTGTTACTACAATATCGGCTTGTTTTAGCAATTCAATGGTCTCTTTACTGCGAAAATCACCATCGCCTTTTAAATGTTTAATGCCGATTTCGTTTGGGTCAGGAACATTATTTCCGGTTTTATCCCCATTATATTCCAAATAAATAGCTCTTTCCGAATCATTTTGGCTGAACAAATCCGCATTTTGATTTTTGTAGCAAGTAGTAATCAGTTTTTTGAGACCTAATTTTTCAAAATTGTATGAAAAATAGTGGAAGAAATTGCTTATGCGTGGGTCATCGCAATTGCAATACACTACTTTGTCTTTGAAGTGGGTTCTGTAATGTTTTAATTCTCGTTCAATGTCTGATAGTTGGGTGTAGAATTCGTCTTTTTTGGAGGTTTTTGCGTTGTGGAGGTTTTTGTTTAGGGATTTTTGTGTCATAAAATTAGTGTTTTTCTGCACTAACTTTATTCGGAACAAAAAGAAAGCGTGAGATTCTTTGTTCTCCTCAGTGGGCCTAGGAACCCGATACAGAAACAAGAGAAAGCTCACGCAGTCGCGTAAGCATTTACTAACTTATTCTTCTGTATCTTTTGAAATTTCCTAGGTTTCTGAGGACAGAATAATAGCTAATGCTATGTTTTTATTTTAATTTATTGGTTTATATCATAGGGATTATTTATTGGTTTCTTATTTTGGTTTAATTTATGTGATTTCGTTGTTGAACAATTATTTATCCGAGTTAGATATAGTATTTTTTAATCCATATTTGTAAATATCCCTACCAAATTGAGTTGGATAAATATCAGCAGACCAAACACTCATTTTAATTACTAAACCAGAAGACTGCAAGTTCCCTTCTGCAGTTACCCTATCTTCATCATAATTTTGAACTTCTTTTCCTTTTTTTGTATCGATTCGAGGAATGATTACCAAATTTTTTAAATCAACTCTTTCAAGACAATCTGTTAGTTGAAGAAAATGTTCCCAATCAAAATCTCCATTCACATAAGAAGCAAATAGATTACAATAAATACCTATTTTCTGTGTGTTTTTCAAATCATCAATGTACTCAATTAAAGTTTCTGTAATTTTTATTCTATAGTTTTTATCATTTTGGATTTTATTTTTGAAATCATCTAGCTTTTGTTCGTCTATGTTTTGATTTTCAAAATCTTGTAAGAATCGTATAAATTTTTTAATAAAAATTTTGTCTCGCAAATTTATAAATCCCTTATACGTTGAAATAATTTTTCCAATATGTGGTATTCCTTCAAGAATTCCAGAATCTATTATTTCAACAAAGTCAACTTCATTAAGCTTTATTTGTTCCGTTGATTTTCTGTTTGTCAGTGAAAGAGCAAAGTTGTCAATATTTTTCATATTTAATATATCTATTCAATTTTCTATTTGAGCCTATTCCATTAATTTTTTTCTCATAGTTTTAGGAATGCAGTCAGTAATTAATTTTAATTCGACAGGTTGAAATTTGATATTATTATGAAATTTGAATAATAAAAAAATTATTTTGTAAATAGTAATATTTATTCCATATAGAACTCGTGAGTAATCTATTGTTTGCCGCAAGTCTTGTAAACTTTTTGCCAATCCCATAAAATGGATTCCTTTGGCATGAACATAATTATTAAGTTTTGTATATTCATTAAAAATATAATCATTAAAATCTTTATTTAGTTTATCTTCTAAAAACTTAGGATGTGTAATAAGGTAGTTTTTTAAATTAATTATAGGAGTATATTCATTTTTGCCATTATTCAAATGAAAAAACTCTATTTCATGATTAAAATAAAAAATATGATTATAAAAATTTTCAATTACCTTTCTATAAGTCATCATGCTTGTATTATGATAACCAAATATAGCATGTGTAATAAGTAAAAGTAGATCAGATCGAATTTCTTGTAGAAAGACAGTCCTATTAGGGATTTTTTCTACTTGAGTTACTTTTATTTGAATTAATGAAAGCGCGTAAAGTAATGAATGAAACTTTTTAAACTCAGGTAAAGCGCTAACATCTTTTGATAAAGTATCATTGATTTTTAAAATTTCATCCTTGAAGAGAAGGAAATCTTGTTCCTTTTTCTGTGATTCAAAGATAGAACTCATTATAAATTAATGTTTTTTATCGCCTCTTCCCATTCATTGAAGAAGTTGTTTTTTGTACTTTTCTTTTTGTTTTTCTTTAAGTTATTAATAATAGAGTTTAGTTCTTTTATCTTGTTTTTATTAAATTTTGAAACAGCAACAATAACTCTACCAATAATGTCTTCTTTTTTCTTCTTTTCAGGAGATGGTATTGATACTCCTATTTTTTCAGCAAATCTTGAAATATCTAAATTTTTTTCAAAAATTTTTTCATTCAAAAATAAAAATGGCAAAGAGCCTATTAATTCCTCTAATTCCTCTTTGTTGCTATTGTTTTTAGATGGAATATTTTGTCTTCTTTTAAAAATTTGTTCAATTTCTTCAATAATAGAAATCAACTCTTGTCTTGTATATTTATCTATATTCATAATTATATTGTATTTAAAATTTCAGTAGTCACATTTTTATACTCTGTCGCATATCTTTCTGTACTTGCATTTCGATAGAAATCCTCTAAAGAACTTATATTATTTCCAATACTTCTAGCGACCATAACAGAATGACTTAGTTTACTTGTATATAATTTTCTTTTGCCACTTTGGGCAATACTTTCAATAATTTCGTTTGGCAAAGTAGATGTATTGTTTACCATGGTAAAAACAATGCCTAATGGTTGTAGATTATGACCATACGTATCTTCGTATTCTTTTAAACCTCTTTCAAGCATTGGCAATCCCAAAGAAGATAAATAGTCTGGTTTAATTGGTATTAAGTAGTGGGATGAAGCTAAATATGCACTAATGGTTAATACTGATAATGTAGGGGGGCAGTCATATAGTATAAAATCATATTCACTGCAATATGAGTTGATAAAATTTTTCAAATAATTCTCTGCACCTCTTTTGCTTGTTTCAAAATTAATCAATTTAAGAGAAGAGGGCAATAAATCTAATTTAGAACCATTTTCAAAATTTTTAATATTTATAATATAATCACTTATGTTTATTGTTAGAGACTTTTTCTGTGATACTCCTGCTAAATCAACATCTTCTTCTTTATCTGGCATCAATATGTCATATACTGTTTTGTTGACTTTAAAATGATTTAATATATCTTTTTGATTAACAAGATATTGTGTTGCATTAAATTGCGGATCAATATCAACTATTAAAACCTTCTTTTTCTCAAATTTAGATAAAACATATGCAAAATTAGTTGACAATGTTGTCTTGCCAACTCCTCCTTTCATGTTTACGATCATTATTCGCTTTTGTCCTTCCATAAAATTAAGGGGCACAAAACACTCTATCCCTAAAAGAGTATTTATTTTTACCTGATTTTCAATATTTTCCCGATTTTTCGACTTAAAACAAAGTATCATATTACTTTAATTTTGCTTTAATTTATTTGCCCGATTTTAGGCATTACTTTAACTTATCTTACATTTATTGTAGCTAACCTTTAAGTTTTGCGTAAAAACCGCTAAAATGGGCGTTTTGCACTGTTTTTGCGTGATAGCTTTGCACTGCAAATAAACACTTTTTATCTAAATTTAAACACTACTTTTTACCGATTAAAAACCGTTTAAAACATCCATTTTTTGTAACAGACTTACAACACACTTACATAACAGACTTACAACACACTTACAAGAAGTGTATAAAAAAACAACCTTTAACATACATATACATACGTTCTTTTAGCTAAAAAACGGCTTAAATCGAGTGAGCGTTACCCTATATTACGCATGAGTTTACCCATGTTTTTATATGTAAGCCTCTAAAAGCAAACAAAATAACGTATTTTAATGTGCGTGCGTGCTTTTTTATCTGTAAAAGCGATATGGATGTGCTCACGCATGCGTGCTATGACTCTTGTCTAATTACACCCAAAACAATAGCTATAGCATATATTTTACTTTTATGCAATGGGAAAGGATCATATTTTGGATTATCAGAAACAATAGTTAAAGTATCTTCTGTTTCGCCCTTTTTTATTCGCTTAACCAATGCGCCCTGTTCGGTATCCAATACATATACTTTATTCCACTGGAAAAATGTATCCAATGGCAGTTTTTTACACGCAACAATATCACCTGAATTATACTTGGGGTACATAGAAGATCCTTTGACGGATATTAGAAATTCGGCTTCTTTAAACACTGGAATAACAAAACGCTCACATTCATGTTCTAAAACTTGTGCACCCCCAGTTCCATAGCCTGCCATTGCGCTAATGGGAATTAGCGGAATTCCGTCATTTCCATTGGTAGGTACCATATTTTTTGCGGTAATATCATTCCGCAGCATATTGCCGGTACCAGTAAGTAACCAATCGGATGAAATTTCTCCAAAAACAGATAAAATTTCAGCTATTTGAGTGCCTCCAAATTCGCTTTCTAACGACTTTCCTTTTATATTTGCATAAGAAATTCCTGTTTTTTCACAAAACAACTGCTTTGTAATTCCCAAATATTCAATATATTGTAATATTCTCTCTTTGATGGGTGAAATTTTATTCATAAATTTATTTAATGTATGAAATTTTATCTATTTTTGTCGCCGAATTAACACGGTTAAAACCGCCACAAAAATAAAAAAATAATGAATAAGATTAGCAAAGTTAAAATGAAGGTAGGCACGCGGAAACAAATTGCCGATGCCTTTAATGTTTCTGTAACTACAGTTAGCCTCGCTGCAAGTGGTATTACGCAAAGCGAATTAGCCGATAAAATTCGTAAGGCGTGTGTAAACGCTGGCGGCGATCCGATTTATGAGAGTATTAACCAGTAAAATATATGTATTATGATTAAAGTAGAAATTAAAATGCTTTTGAATGATCTTACTCCAAGCATAGAAAAAAAAATCTTCTTTTTAGGGATATTAATCCTTAAAAAGAAATGCTTCGGACATAAAACCGATAGGGGTTCAGTTGAAATTAATACAAGTTGCTAACTCATTCTCTGTGATTGTTTTAAAAGTTCCGATAAATAAGAATCAATGGATTTCATGTTAATATCACCCGGTTTTTCTAATTTTTCAACTCGTTTAGCGAGTACCGCAATCATAGCGACAATTTCATCATTTGAATACATACGTGTAAATTTTAAAGTTTGGCAACGCGAAATTACACAAATTTTCCCGAACGGTTTTTCTCCGGTTCGATTCCGGAGCGGGAGCTAAAAAAGAGTAATAATTATGGTACTGTTCAACTATAACGGAAATTTGGCTTTAGAGAGTAGGTGGCTATGGGATAATGGTGTTATTAGCAGGAATAATTACGATATTCGTGTTAATAGAAAGTCTATCACCGTTCTACAACGTTCCGCTCCCGGCTGTCCCGCCATTATTAGTTACGAATCTCTGCCATATAATATAAAGGATAAAATTAGCACAAAGTTGCAAGAGCTGGGCGAGTTATCGGCTATTGGTACCAATGCGAATGTACCCATTGAAAAGCAACCCCAACCTTGTTTCTTTGAAAGGTATATAAAACCGGATCCTGCCGCGTTGGAATTTTACGCAAAATATCCACCGGAAAAAGCGTTGGAATATCACACCAATGCAATTATACTTAACGCATTTCGCGACTTGCTGAGTGAGCGCACGAGTGTTCGCGCTGCAAAAGGCTCAAGAAGCGTTAAAAGAAGCGGTGTGTTTGCTTCCGTTTTGGGCGATCTTAAATTATTGGACAGAAAAAAGTATCCACACACGCTACCCCTTAGTGATCGGAACCTAAGGCCCAAGTATCAGGAATATATAAAGGATGGCTACAAATCATTAATACACAAGAATACGGATAATAACTATGCCCGAATAGTAACGGCTGACATTGAACGGATTTTAATGAGTTTAGCCGTTGCAAGCAATAATCCTTATGCGGAATGGGTTCATGGGCAATATTGCCAATTCTTGTCCGGCGAAATTGATGTTGTGGATGTAAAGACAGGCGTACTGTTTAACAGGGAGGAGTTTTGCAATGATAAGGGTGAACCCAGCTACATTAGCGAATCTACCGTATGGAATTATCTGAACAATCCCGCGAACAAAGCTGTTATTGATAGTATTAGATTGGGGTACCATCAGTTTGGAGCCTTGGCGCGCCCACACTATCACAGAGAAAACGCCCGGTACAGTTTGAGTAAGGTTAGCCTTGATGACAGGGATTTGCCGCGCAAAATGCACGATGGCAACCGCGTAAAAGCATACTATGCCTATGATGTACACAGTGGTGTTCTTATTGGCGCCTGCTATTCAAGAAAAAAAGATACAGATTTGTTTGTAGGCTGTTTGCGCAATATGTTCCGCAATCTTGATGAAATGAATTTAGGGCTTCCGCTTGAAATGGAAGTAGAAAACCACCTTGTACGCCAGTTTGAAGATGACTTGCTCAAAGCCGGCAACTTGTTCCCCTTCGTTCGTTGGTGTGCACCTACCAACTCGCAGGAAAAGCACGCAGAGCAATTTAACAGGCAAAAGAAATACGGATACGAAAAACGCTATCAGGATGGAATAGGCCGCTTTTATGCCAAACTTGACGTTAACAGAACCAATGGCGAGCGGGTTTATAACGAAGTAACCGATCGCTACGAAATTAAAACAAAAACATACAGCTACGAGCAGTTAGTTGCCGACGATCTACTTACGGTAAAAGAATATAACGAGGGTTTGCACCGCGACCAAAAGAAGTATCCGGGCAAAAGCCGCATGCAGGTATTTCTTGAAAACCTTAACAAAAGTTTGGTGCCAATAAATCGTCCGTTACTACTGCGTTATATCGGGAATTGCACTACCACAAGCGTACAGCGCAACCAATATGTACAGGTTCAATATGCAGATTACCAATTATCATCACCGGAAGTATTACGCAGGCTAAAACCCGGTAATTATAACGTAAATGCGTACTGGTTATCTAACGCCAAAGGTGCAATCAGTGAGGTTTATCTCTACCAGGGTGATGAATTTTTATGCAAAGCAGATCAGATAGAAAAGTTTACCACTGCAAAAGCTGAATGGCAGGATGCCGACAGTACAGCAATGTCGGGCCAGGCACAATATATTACATCATTTGACAAAACAGTAAAGAACGGCAGAGAATCGCTCGCCAAGACGCGAATTTTGCCCAAAACAAACTACGAAGAAATCATACCGGTAATAGAAGAAGTGGGACCGGTAGCCGAATCTCATTTTGCTTTTGATTTGGACAGGTTAATGGATAAATACCAAAGTGAAGACTACAAAGAGAGGTGCATTGAAGCAGTTTAAAATATGATTAAATAACAATTAAAACACCAAAAAATGAATTTAAACAAGAACTTAAAAGAAAAAATTGTAGCGGCGATGATAGAGCGCCGCAGAAACTTTGAAGGCAGTGATGCTAAATTTGCAACTACGTTAGGCATTAGTTCCTCACAGTACAGCCGTATTACTAATGGCGAACTGGATAGGGTGATAAGTGATCCCAACTGGATAAGCATTGCCCGGAAACTGGATGTAACGCTTAATAATCTCCCGGAGTGGAAAACTGCACGGACACCGGTATATGAATTTGTAACCGGTCAATTGGCTTTTTGCCAAGAAAACGCCGCGAGCCGTATGCTGTGCGATGTAGCGGATATTGGCAAAACCTATACTGCAAAGTGCTATGTGAAAGCAAATAAAAACGCTGTTTATATAGACTGCAGCCAGGTAAAGAGCAAACAGAAATTGATTAGAAATATTGCGAAAGAGTTTGGGGTTGGACATACCGGAACGTATGCCGATGTGTATGCGGATTTGGTGTTTTATCTGCGTTCACTGCCCCAGCCTCTCGTAATACTTGACGAAGCGGGCGATCTTGACTATGCTGCTTTTTTGGAGCTAAAGGCATTATGGAACGCAACGGAGCGCTGCTGCGGTTGGTACATGATGGGCGCCGATGGATTGAGAGAAAAGATACGCCGCAGCATAGAGTTTAAAAAAGTAGGTTACGCTGAGTTATTTAGCCGCTATGGCAGCCGTTACCAAAAAGCAAGCCCGGACAGCGAGCGTGATATGCAGGATTTTAAAACAGTGCACGCTGCCCTGATTATCAAAGCCAATGTTGGGAATGAAGTGGATATACAGAGTTTGATTGCTCGATCTGATTTTTCACTACGTAGAATTTACGATGAAGTAAACAAAATAAGCGCAAAGGCATGAAACGAGCATTGTCGGTTAGAGATATAATGACTAAAAAATATGAGACTATTCCGTTTACCGGGCAGTGGTTGGAGGCGTTTGGTATGCCGGAGCGTACAGGCGTGTGGATTATTTGGGGTAACAGCGGAAATGGCAAGAGTACTTTTGCTTTGCAACTATGTACGGAACTGTGCAAGCATGGCAAAGTACTCTACAACTCGCTTGAGGAGGGCAGCTGCTTAACATTCCGAAAAAGACTCGAATTAGTTGCCGGTGATATGGATGGTAAACGCTTCAATGTAGTAAGTGAGTCGGTGGATGAACTGTCGAAAAGGCTATTGCGCCAGCGTAGCGCCGATTTTGTAGTGATTGACAGTTTCCAATACAGCGGTTTAAGTTATCCTGCATACAGGCAATTCAAAGACAAGCACCCCAATAAACTACTCATATTCATAAGTCATGCTGAAGGGAGCCGGCCGGCCGGCAGGAGTGCAAAAAGTGTGTTATATGATGCCTCGCAGAAAATTTGGATTGAAGGCTTTAAAGCAATTTCAAACGGCCGCTCAATAGGTGCAAATGGTGGTACTTATACTATTTGGGAAGATAGTGCAATGGTGTTTCATGGGTGTAAATCTTAAAAATTAGAATTATGAAACTAAAAAACGAAAAAGGACAATTTATAAAAGCAGACTGGACACAGGAGGACATGAATATTCTTGTGGAACTATATCCTAATACATTAACCTCAGAAATAGCTAATATATTGGGCGTAGGGCTTTACCGTGTAAGAAATAAGGCGCATAATTTAGGTTTGAAGAAAAGCGCGGCATTTAAGAGCATGACCGGTAAAATGTCATCAAATAATCCTAAAACTATTGCAAGCAGATTTAAGAAAGGTAATATTCCCGGAAACAAAGGTAAAAAATATGTTGAATACTTGAGCGCAGAAGCGATTGAGAGATGTAAAGTTTCGCAATATAAAAAAGGGAATTTGCCTCACAATACAAAAGAAATAGGCTATGAAAGAATAGATAAGGAAGGGTATATTCTTGTTAAAACAGAATTGCGCGGCAAACTAAAATTGAAACATAGAGAAGTTTGGAAGCAACATTATGGAAATATTCCCAAAGGGCACAATGTGCAATTCAAGGATGGCAACCGCCAAAACTGTAACATTGAGAACTTATACATAATACCTCGAAAAGAGCAGGTTGTACAAAACTCTATTCTAAATCTACCTCCGGAAGTACGAACTGCCTATAGAATGATTGGAAATATAAAAAAAGAAATTAATAAACAAACGAAAGGAGCAAAAAATGAAACAAATTAGCATTGACGGTTTAAATCTTCAACTTTTTGAAGCAATTGAGATGTTAAAAAACAACACAGATCCAAAGGCATCTGAAAATGAAAAAATTAGTGTTGAAGCAGCTGAAGCCATTGCCGAACTTGGAAAAGTTATAGTATCAGGAATCCGAATACAGGCAGATGTACTGAAATATGTTTCGAGTGCGCAAAATCCTGACTTAGTGAAACAAATTTTAGCTAATAATGATACGCTTCAATTGATGCCAAAAAAAGGAGACTGATAATGAACCTAACCCCTAATCCCCTTACCACCCAACAAAATCGCTATATATATTGGCTCTTTGGTCAATTAGGCGTAAAGGATAAAAATGCCATTACCGAAATAGTGCGCGATTTTACCAACAAAAGAACCGGCAATACGGGTGAATTGCAGTTTATGGAGGCGCAACGTTTAATAAAATACCTTAACGGCATAAGAATAAACAAAAAATTTACAAAATCGGAATTGACAGACAAGTGGGGAAGCGATGCCGAGCGTGCGCAACTTGACAAAAAGCGTAAAGGGCTACTAAAGGCAATATTCCGTTGGTTTGAGTTGCAGGGCAAGGTTGTCGATATGGATTACGTAAAGGGCGTTGCTTGCAGGGCTGCCGGCGTGCGCAATTTTAACGAAATAAGTACGGAAGCACTCACGCGATTGTATGCTGAATTTTGCCGCAAGCAGCAAGCTATTGAAGCTATGCAAGCGGATAACTTTGAAGTATGTTTAAATTAATCTTAAGAGCCATGGAAAAGAAATACACCCGATATTACCTTCACCGGAAAGCCAAAAAAGAAGGCTTTAAAGTTGACGCACGCAAAAGGATTGTTTTCTGCCAATTATATGATGTTGTCAGTGATGCTGCCAATTTCTATCTGAAAAAATTAGTTGAAAAATACAGATACACCATACAATTAGAATTTTAAACCGAAACATTATGACATTAGTAGATTATTATCCAAATAGAAGCCGCCTTGATTTCATCGCGTCCGATGGAATGCCTGGCGGTGGTATTAACGGAAATCTCGCCCACCTTAAAGCGGCGGAACTTCTAATATCAGGCAATGCCATTGTGCGCTATTGCCTTGACAGTAAAATGAACAATCACAAGATTGACAAAACTCGTAAAAACAAAGTTAAACCCTAAAAAGATTAAAGCTATGGCAAAAAGAGAAAAAAAGGTGGTTCACACCGGTGTAACCACAGAGCAAATGGAAACAGCATTTGCAGACTACGCACGTTGCGATGCGCGTACTCAAAAAATCAATGCCCAAATGGACATTGAAATAATTAAAATTCGTGAAAAGTACGCCAACGAATTAGGCGATTTGGCAGAAGCAAAACAAAAGGCTTTCGACATTCTACAGGTATACGCGACTGAAAATAAGGCGGAACTTTTTACCAAGAAAAAGAGTTTGGAAACTACGCACGGTGTGTTGGGCTTTAGAACCGGCACGCCAAAACTGAAAACACGAAAGGGTTTCACGTGGGCAGCAGTTACGGAACTATTGAAAGAGTTTTTACCCGATTATGTGCGCATTACAGAGGAGCCGGCAAAAGATATGCTGCTTTCAGATCGCGATTTGCCCGAAACAAAAGAGCTCTTCCCAAAAGTAGGAGTTTTCGTGGATCAGGATGAATCATTTTTTGTTGAACCGAAAAAAGAAGAGTAAAATATGAAAACATTACAAATTACCGAACAAACAGCGCGGAAACTATACACTATAGCTTCTGCTGAATTTAAAGCAGTTCTTGAGGATACTTTTGGGAAAGATTTCTTCTCAATGAGTATAATGGATAGAATTAGATCCGTTGAGGATGCGTGTGCAGAACTTGGTCAAAAGCCCGTTAATGAACCCTTGCTTAGGGATTCAGGTTTTACTGAAGATGAAATTATTTACAGAAAGCTAAAGATCGTTACCAAAGCCTTAAACGAGAATTGGGAGGCTGACTATGAGGATCCTAACCAAAAGAAGTGGTTCCCTTGGTTTAGCGTGTCTTCGGGCGCTTTCGTTTTCGGCGATGCGAATTACGCCTACTCGTATGCGAATGCGGGCGGCGCTTCTCGCCTTTGCTTTAAATCTGAGGAGTTGGCAGAATATGCCGGCAAGCAATTTATAGAATTGTACAAAAAATTTATTCTTTAATATTAACCGCCTTTTAGGCATAAAATCAATTTTTTATGACAAACATTATTGAAAAAGTAAAAACATTTGAAGATGCGCAAGCATTGACCGGCAGGCCCAATGTTCCTGAATTTTTAGAACTTCCTGAAGATTTAAGAGAGTATTTTAAAGCTCATTACAAAATGGCAGTGATTGCCGAAGCTTTAAACGAAGGCCGTAAATTGGATTGGGAAGATCCTAACCAAAAAAAGTGGTTCCCATGGTTTCGCGTGTCTTCGGGCGCTTTCGTTTTCGACGATACGAATTACTACTACTCGAGTGCGGATGCGGGCGACGCTTCTCGCCTTTGCTTTTCGTCAAGCGAGCTGGCAAGATATGCCGGGGAGCAATTCATTGAAATTTGGGAAATAATAATTAAAAAGTAAAAGTAAAAGGCTGTTTGGCTTTGAAGCGTGTCTTCGGGCGCTTTCGTTTTCAACGATACGAATTACAACTACTCGAATGCGAATGCAGGCAACGCTTCTCACCGATGCTAAAAATACAAAACAAAGCCAAAAGCCGTGCCACTTGGCAAAAAATAACAAACTCAAAAGGTGCTGGTAGGGAAACCGAAGGCTCCAATTAGATAAGCAAAGTATGAAAAGGATAAACAACATTTATGACAAAGTATGCGAAATGGATAATCTGTATTTAGCATATCAAAAAGCGCGTAAAGGCAAAACCAATACTTATGGTGTCCGGCTCTTTGAGCGTGATTTGAATAATAATATGACGCAAATACATTCGGAATTGATTTCAGGGCAATACAAAACATCTGAGTACAGCGTGTTCATGATACATGACCCAAAAGAGCGTGTTGTTTACCGCCTTCCCTTCCGGGACAGGATCGTTCACCATGCTATTATGAATATTATTGAAGATACGTGGATAAAAATATTTATCTCAAACACATACTCATGTATAAAAGGTCGTGGCATACATGGTGCTTTAAAGCACTTGAAACGCGATTTAAAAAATGTTTCAACAACTAAATATTGTTTAAAGTTTGATATTAGAAAGTTTTATCCAAGCGTAAATCACGACATATTAAAAACCATTATCAGGAAAAAGATAAAAGACGTAAAACTTTTATCGCTTCTTGATGAAATTATTGATTCCGCTCCGGGAGTTCCGATCGGCAATTATCTTTCACAGTTTTTTGCTAATTTGTACCTGTCTTATTTTGACCATTGGCTAAAAGAAGAAAAGCGCGTGAAATATTACTATCGCTATGCGGATGATATTGTGATATTAGGGCACGATAAAGCCTATTTGCACGGGCTTCTTGTAGAAATCAATCATTACCTTGTAAACAACTTAAATCTATATATAAAGGATAACTACCAGGTATTTCCGGTAGAAGCTCGCGGCATTGATTTTGTGGGCTATGTATTTTATCATTCTCATATTCTAATGAGAAAAACAATTAAAAAGAATTTATGTAGAAAAGCAGCTGCTCTTAACAAAAAACGTATTCCCATGGATGAATATAAACATCGAATAGCACCACACCTCGGATGGGCTACACATTGCAATTCAAAACATCTTTTAAAAACCATTATACCACATGAATAAATTCTCTGATCTTGGCATTGAAATTGAAGAAAAAAACATTTACAACGTTACGCAGATAACTGTTGAAGATGTTTTGAATTGTGAAATAAGAGTTATTGATTTTCAAGCAAACGTAAAAACGAGGCACGGAGACGGTAGATGTGTATTATTAATTGAATCTGATGGAGTTAAAAAGAAGTTTTTTACCAATGCAAGCCAATTAAAAGAGGTTTTGGATAAAATACCTAAAGAGAAGTTCCCATTCTCAACAACAATAAAGCAACAACGTTTCGGTAATGGAAACGGTAAAACATATTATTTCACTTAAAACGAAATTATTTTAACAATGGAAAATAAACGCATCATTCGTGTGTTTCCTCGAAAAACAAAAGCAACTCCTGACGATGAGAACGTAAGGATTAATTGCAAACCTGTGATGTTTGATAGAGCTGATGAAGTACATATATCTGTTACATTCACATGGGATTTAAAGCGCGCCGAATATTTGTATAATCAATGGCGATGGGCAGGATTTAACACAAAGATAGGCGGTGTTGCATTTGGACAACCAAGCGGAGAGTTTGTGCCTGGATTGTATCTAAAAAAAGGATATGTGATTACTTCGCGCGGCTGCCCGAATAAATGTTGGTTCTGTAATGTTCATAAAGTACAAGGCGATTTAATAGAATTGCCGATTGTTGAAGGCTATATTATTCAGGATGACAACTTACTTGCATGTTCTGAACATCATATAAACGCCGTTTTTGAAATGCTCAAGAGACAAAAAGAGCGACCGGTTTTTGCAGGTGGCTTGGAAGCAAAACTGTTAACGCAAGAAATGGCCTTTCGGTTGAAAGAACTTAATCCAGCTTCACTGTTTTTTGCCTATGACACAAAGGACGATTACGAGCCGCTTATACAAGCAGGAAAATATCTAACAGAAGCAGGATTTAAAAAGAATGATATTGTGAGATGTTACGTATTAATCGGCTATCAAGGCGATACTTTTGAAAAAGCTGAAAAGCGTTTGCGTGAAGCGTGGGCTGCAGGCTTTTTTCCTTTTGCAATGCTTTATAGAGATGAAAAGGGTTGTATGGAAAAAGAATGGAGGCAATTTCAGAGACTTTATGCAAATTCATATATTACAGGCTCAATTTTACGAAAAAAATAAAACAAACAATGAAAGTCTATATTGCCGGTAAAGTAACAGGATTAAACCTTGCGGACGCTTTTGTGAAGTTCGGTACAGCGGAATTTCAACTGAAGCAAGCCGGGTATGATGTTGTTAACCCGATGCGGATCTGCTCTCAAAGTTGGAGTTGGGAAAAGTGTATGAAGGCATGTATAATGGGGCTGGTGCAATGCGATGCCATTTACCTGCTTCCGGATTGGAAAGAAAGTGAGGGAGCGAGATTAGAATATTACATTGCGAAAAAACTTAAACTAAAAATAATAACATTATGATAAAATATATTATTACTTCAGAAGCCTTTACCGGTGAGGCGCTCCTTTTCTACGATGATAACGCTGAGCGTCCAATATTTAATTGCCTTAATACCAACATGAGCGCGGGGCAGCATAAGTGGCTCATGTGTTGGATCTGCGAAAATGCGATCACTCAAAGTGCGCTTATGCAAACGCTAAGCAACTCGAAAACCGACATTGGAAGTCTCAAATTTAAACAAGTGCATTTTGAGCCAACCTTTGTCGATTTTTGGACAGCATACTTTAAAAACAGACATAAAGATAACAGCAGCAAGAAAACAGCGGAAAAGCGTTGGGAAAAAATGACAAAAAGCGGACAGCTGGCAGCCTATAACTATGTGCCGCGCTATTTCCTGCAAATTCCTGCAGGGACGCAGACAAAACTGGCAGAAACATATTTAAGCAGCGAAGTTTGGGTTAGGTAAAATTACGAATTAACAGTTACGAATACCAATGACAACAAAAATTAAGATAAAGCTCACGCGAACTGAGTACGAGGTAATAAGAACGTATGTTCTTCACGCTTCATACAATCTTGATGTTGCCGATGCGCGTTCGCTCTATGAAAAGGAAACGCTGGAGGTGCTTAGCACAAGATTTGAAGCTAAAACGTACAAATATCAGAAAAGCTACAATTTCAGTTTTTCAATTGCTGAAATGGTAGTTTTTATGAAACACATAGGCGAAGCAATGCAGTTGAATGGTAGCTACGAAAGGGCAGTTTATGGTTTATTATACACCCAACAGATAGCTCCACAAATTACAAATGCTGTACAAATGAGAATGAGTTTTAAATAACATTAAAATACTATTGAAATGGCAAAAAAGGGTTATAACCGGCTAAATTACCTCAAGCATTGCAAGATCGTTATTGATATTGTGAATGCGCATTACAGGGTTGGTTATACTACATACTCTGGTATTTTTAGAACCTTTGTAGAACCGTTTTACCCAATGAGCTATAAATCGTTTATGAAAATCATAAATATGCCAAGTATTGATAAACAAATTGAAAGGGAGTTGGAGCGTATTGGAAAACCAACTCCTGAAGTCGAAAAAAACAACCTGAATCAGTTAGAATTATTTTAGACAAAAAGTGTAATTTTGCAGCGAATATTTATTAAATGTATAGTTATGTGGATTATAATAGTAATAGCATTGATTATTGTAGCATTTTGTTATTTCATGTATGTTACAAGTAAAAAAAACAAAGAAAAATTAAGAGAAAAAGGATTCAACCCCGATGGCTTAGTGCTAAATGTTAAATATATGTGCGGGCATCCTGACTTAAATGAACCCGTAACAACCCATTTGGGATTAAAAGATGGAGGTATTTATCTTGTACAAAATTTTGGAGTAGAATTGGCCACTATTCCCGAAAACAAAATTAAAAATATTTATGTTGAAGATTCAACAACCATACAGCACCGTCCCACTGTAGTGCGTTTTTTAGCATTGGGATTATTAGCGTTTGCATGGCAAAAGAAAAAGAAAGATGAACAAGCTTATTTAGGAATAGAGTGGAATGATGGTCGTTTTGACCATGATACTATTTTTGAGTTTGAAGGTGTGGACTCAGTAATGCGTGCAAATACTGCTCGCAATAAATTAATTCAACAGATTAGGAAACAATAAAAAAGCCCCAAGTCGGGGCTTTTTTATTTATTTTATTCAATTTCTACTATGATTTTCGGCGTTACCTGTACGGGAATTGTATTTGTTTTTTTATGCTCGCGCCAACCGGATACATAGACTACCCTGTATATTTCATAACCAGCAGCGGCATCTATTTTTTTTAGTTTTACGCGAATTAACGGTTGAAGCTCTCCATTGGTATAGCCGTGTAAACTGTCGTGTATTTTATTAACAATATCAAAAATAGCGTAGGAATCCTCTTTGCGTGGTGCTTTGTGGGAACTACGTGTATTTTTAGCATTGGCAATAGTAATTTCAATCGCTCCATCTGCGTCTTGTGCCAACATGCCTAATTGTCCGTAATCCACTTCAGCAATATCTAACAGCGCACAGGGGAACTTAACTGGTGGCTGCTCATACAGTAGCTGCCCCCAGTTCTTGTCAATGTGCTTTAGCTCCGGTATTTTGGATAGCTCTCCTTGAATAGATAGAAAAATGTCTTTCATAATGTTAATGGTTAATGATTTGCTTTTTGTACAATGTCTTGTGTTGCTTCTTCCATAGCTTGCTTTGCGATACGTTCAATGGTTTTTTCCATGCCGGTATATTCGCCGATAAATTGGCGTTGTGGTAAATTCATTTTGCGTGTAAACTTTTTCCCTTTTTTGCTTTTTACTCTTACGTTTTTATTTACCCCTTCGTTGTGAGCGCTTGCGTATGGAGTTGACGATGTAAATATGATTTCATCTCCCTCAATATGTGGTTTGATGGAGCGCCTCAGGGCTCCTGTATTGTTTAAATGCGTTGCGCTACCATCTTTTCTTTTTTGCCATTTTTTACCAAAAAATCCGCCCTGTGAAAAGTTTTGGTCGAACTTGTCGGTGAGTTCTACTTTTAAATCTTTAAGAATTTTTTGAAGGATTTTATCCATTTTTGGTTTATGTATATTTTTTTTATATTTTTGCAGTCTGAAACAGTAAAGGAATGTGGTACCTGAGCCTTGAGCCTAATTCCACGCCGGTACTGTTTTATTTTTTTATGCTATTGGTTATCGAATATAAGAACCTGCTTATATCATACCTGCCATCATTATCCATTTTTACTCTTTCCGCTACGTTATAGTACAGTTCCTTATTTTTATCTTTAAAGTAATAGAACTTTGTAATATCGTCTTTACGTTTTTTGCTTAGCTCTGCCGATTTTACAAAAACCGATTTTCTCAAAGATGTATTTAGTTTTTTCAAGTCGTTTTTACTCACTCCTTCCACGCGCATAATCGTATCGCTGTACAAGTGTTTGTTTCCTTTTTTTGTAAAACCAATAGAAATACTACCGCCATCAATTCTCTTTACGACCTTTTTATCAAGCAGTATTTCCATTTCTTTCAGGTATTTTTCACGTTCAATAGTGGCTGCTGTTTTTTCTACAATTTTTTCCAATACTTGCTTCACTATTTCCGGTGCCTTGTAATATGGATGCTTTGGCGGGAAGATTTTTTCCTGCGCTCCCGGATTAAATCGGAATATTTGTTTTTTAAGTGGATCGGTCATGGCGTTGCCTCTTGCGATTGCCTTTTCGGAATCGCTTTGCGGATATTTTCCTTTGCGCACCTGTACGGTAGTGCAGCGGCAGTTCCAACCGTTCGGCGGCAGGTAAGACTTCCAAAACGGATCGGATTGTGGTAGTGTGATTCCGTTGAGTGCTGCGTGCTCTTCACGCACACGATCGTCTCCGGCGGTTCTGTACTGCAAATCGTAATCGTCGCCGTCTGCTTCCCATTCTTTCCATTTTACCGCCATTTGCGAGGATGCTGTGGCAAAGTTATATTCGGCATTCAAATAGTTGCGGTTGTAGGTATCGTCTATCTTTTCAACGTCTTTTAAAAATTGTTTAAACGGTTTAAAATTGCCGTTTTCATCCTTGAGCAATTTGGAGGCTTCCACCAGTTCATGGTGGGTTTTGAAGCCTGAGAAAAAGAAAATGTTGTTTTCTAATGCGGCGGTTAATTCTGCCGGTATTTCCTGTTTAACAGACAGGTTTTTTAAGGGAGTGCTTAAAATACGGCAAATTTCATCAATGGCGGCGCGTGGCTCCGGTTCTGCCAGGTATTCGGGTTTATAGTCTTTTTTTGAATGGAGCCACTGGGTTAAAGTTTTCCAAGTTTTTGAGCTATATTCTAAGGACTTTGAGGACAATTGAGACACATTGGAAGTTGTATTGTAGAGATTTTGTAGTGCAGCGTGGAAGTCATTATATCCCCGCGTTTGGGCGGGGATTACACGAAAAAACCGTCTTGCAGCGAAAGTAATGGCGACTTTGTACCTGTTACCGGTATATTGTATTTTTCAGCAAAATATTTAGGGTCTATGTCATAGCTGCCAAGTATCATTTGTTCAATTTGCAGTTGCTGTTCCGGTGTCCAGTCTACCGACTCATCCCAGTCAAAGCGCATGCCTTGCACGGGAAAGCCGTGCATTTCCATCAATGGCATGAGCTTCCAATTGATAACATCACGTATAAAATCGGCGTCTGCTTCAACTAAGTTTTTAAGAATTTCAAGGTGTGTTATTGATTGCGCCAGCGAACCACCATTGTCAGTGGTCATGGTTTGCAGTAGTACTCCTTTTGAAATCTCAGAGTTGGCGCGTTCAATGCGCTTGTCATAAACGTTGAAGGCATCTCCACGCGTAGTTTCTTTTATTTCTATTTCAGTTCCTTCCGGAAGCACAGCCCAACCGGCTGCACCCATAAGTTGCATCATTTTTTCAATACTTGCCCTGTCTTGTGGGTCACGGCTGCCGGTTCTTGCCACACGGATAGGCATACCGAATATCTCGCCGAAGGCATCCCAGTAGGAAAGCATATTTTTTTTAGGAAGGCTTTGTGGCGCCACATTTAAAAGCAGCCCTAAGTCTTTTCTATTCCCCACGCCGATACACCATTTCGACAAATCACCGTGCAAATAGTTATATCCTTGTCGTAATGGGTCGTCGTAAATGTTCTCAATAATTACTCCAAATTCGGGAACTACGTGTTTTCTTGGCACCAATTCCACGCTTTCAAAGTGCATCGCACCATTTGTTGATATATCGTTAAACTGAATTAGTGAATACCCGAAATATATACTTTCGAGTGAGTGCTTTAAAAATTCTTTGAACCATGGACACTCAAAAAGTTCTGTTATTTCCGGATTCTCTTTTCCGTCTTTTTTAGAAACAATTTTAAACGATCTTTTTAAAACCATACCCGTTCGTTGACCAATACAACCCGTAAGGTGTAAGTCCACCATTACATCTGTGTAAACATCGTACAGGGCTACGCGATTGGGATTACCGGGTCTTGCTGCTGCCTGCCAAGCGTTGCGCCATGTTCTTATATCCTTTTTAGTTAAATTATCGGCGGACTGCTTTATTTCAACCAATAGTTTAGACTTGTCTTTTATTTGCTGTGTGCCTTTTGTTTGCTGCTTTGACATGTGAATCAATTTAAATTACCAATCGTATCTTTGCTGTGGCATGGAACCGTATTTAATTGGGGAAATATCATCGCCTTTGCCATCCTGAACTACCGGCAATGTTGGGGATATTAAACCGCGTGCCACTTTGTCCAACCATTCAATGGCGCGATCGTAACGGTCTTTTACTTTTTCGTAGATTATATCCACATTGGAAAGGCGTATAATTTGCCACAATGTTACATCTTTTGTTATTTCCAATACAAGAGGGTTGCGCTTATTTTGTTCGGCAGAAAATGTTTTATTTACATCATAACGGCTGCACAGGTATGATTTTACTTCTTCAATTGCGGCTTGTATTGCCATTTCTACAATAGTGTTATCATCTTCAACTATTTCGTCGAGCTGATATTCGTAAATTACGGACTTTAATTCTTCTTGGCTTAAAAACATAATTTTAGCAATTAGTGTTAATACGTTTTGTATAGTGCACGCTTCTCAAGCATTTCAAGGCTACACTTCCAGTTTTTACGTTTAATTTCTTCTTTGAGTACCTTTCTGTATTTTACGATAGGCTTTCCATCAATCAGAAGTACTAATACTTTGTAGCCTGTAGTTTTTGCGTATTTGTCAGCTTTTTTACATGCGCGCTTTACACGCCAATCATAAATACATGCTTTAATAAATTTAACCATATTACCATTCACTTGTGGGTCTTGGGCGTGTGCCGATGACCGGTTTAAAAATTTCTAATCGTTTGCTTTTTTGAAGTATGTAAATGGCACCCTCGTCGGCATCGGGCGCATCGTCATGCGTTCGCGTTCCTTTTTCAAAGGATAGGGTTTGCTCCAATGCTGCCAGCATATCCGGGTCATTTTGCTTGTCTGCATTGTAGAACACAAAGCCACGCTCCCAAAGCGGACTTATGGCTTCGATACGTTGGTATTTATCCGGCTTTTTGCGGTGATCTGCCCGGATAGGTAGCTGGTAGCTGCGCAGATTCCCCTCGTTGGTAAATTCATCAAGAATTATATCCTGCAGGAAATTTGCCTCAATATAGTAGTCGCAAATAACGCCGTTAAATTTTTCGTGCAAATCGTAAAACCACCGCACCATTTCAGTAACGGAACACTGACGGCAAAAGGCATCAATGTTGTGCAGTTCCGTTCCGGTTTGCCCCCATACCTTGATTGCTTTGTAGTCGTTTTTAGTACTGCCTTTAAAACTTGGGTCGCAGTAGGCAATAATGCGATCGTATTTCTGCAACGGCAATATTTTTTTCCACCGGATCCAGTTGTTGCGAAAAACGGCGCCTTCGGTAATGGGGTTATTCATCATTTCTTTTTGAAACGACCGGTAACCCATCATTAACTCCATCTCTTTGAGTTCCTCTGCGCTCCACTTTTCTTTCCACGCCGGCACACCGTTTCTGTCGAATGCATCTACCTGACTTACCTGTACGGCTTTTATGGCTGCAATTTTAGCCAGTACACTGTTTTTTGAGATAAGATTACCTACCATGATAAAACGACCCCGACCGCCATCGAGTGCGCCAAAGAGTGCTTCCTTTACCCAGTTAGAAAGTTTTGTAACACGAGCCTCGTTTTCGCAAAGCTCATCGTCGTCAAGGTCGTCTATCACGATGTAATCGGGACGGTTTGAGCGGTAGCGCAACCCACGTGGGGATTGACCGCGACCGCGTGCAAAAAACGCCACATCATCCTTTGTAACAAATTCGCCATCCTGCCAGTTCCCAAAATTGTACTGTTCGCCAAAGTCGGCAATGTACCGTTGATTAAATTGAAGTTCCGCTTGAATATCCGAAAGTAGCGTATTGGCGTTTGTTTCACTTTTTCCTACCAGTACCATTACACGGAGTTGCTTCATAGCCTTTAGCCACATCGGAATAAATATGTCGAAGTGTGTACTTTTGGCGTGTCCGCGCGCCCATTTAAAAACGCCTTTCATGTTTTTATTTTTCAACACCATATTTGCCGCATCAATATGAAATTTGGCACAGGGTGTAATTTTACCGGTGTCTTTATTGGTTACATAATGCGGGAAGTAATACAATACGAAATCGTTGTAGTTAGCCAACAGGCGACTTATCCGCGCTTTTTTTACTGCCGGTGTTTCGTTGGGCAATGCCGTAGTTTGATTTTGTACGGTCTCACACCACTGTCTCCACTCATCATAATTGCGCGGTTTTTTCTCCATATCAGTGCTTGATTTTTTTAGTTATGATTTCAGAGATATAGAGGTCTTGGTACTTGTTTATGGCTTTTAGGAGATCGGGTGTAACTTCTTCATCAAAAGTTGACCTGTATTGCAACCACCTGGCAAATGCCATAAACACCTCAATGGCATCTACCACAGAGGCTTTTTTATCCAATTTTTCAATGGTGGTAGAAAGTTTGGAAAGTTTATCGCCCAGTCCGGCTATCAAATTCGGGTCTTTCGACTCACTTACCTGTTCAATAAGTGTGTTGATGGTCAATAGTAGCTTGTTTACCAACTCCGGACGTGTAATATTCTGTGCCGCTCGCTTTTTTCCCCAATCTCCCTGCTCTGCCCACTTACCGAGTGTTTGTGCTGAAACACCCACTTTTTCGGCTATATTCTTTTGAGAATCACCATTCATATAATACATGCGGGCCAGCTCTTTTTTTTGGTTCAATTCCAATCTTGTCATGCCAATTGCGATAAATTTTCGGCAAAGGTAAGCGTAAAATACGCTTACCTATAAAGCAATGGTAAAGGCTTTCCCAAAGATAGGAAAGCCTTTACTAATAAAAAGATATGTAGCAAAATTCAATCTATTTTCGCATTCCAAAAGTGTATGAGAGCACAAAAAAACAATCAAATTTAAAAGTTATGTAATGCCAAAACAAAGCCCAAAAAAAACATTTGTATTAAGCGACGAGAGTGTGAATTCTTACGGCTTTCGTGTGCTAACTGCTGGAATTGACTTGGAGCGGTTCCTAAAAAATCCTGTAATGCTTTGGAACCACACGCGTGCTTGGAGAGATACTGAAGATACCATCCTTCCAATTGGGCGCTGGGAAAACTTGCGTGTGGAAGATGGAAAATTATTAGGTGATACCTGTTTTGATATGGACGATCCGTTTGCGGCAAAAATTGCCAATAAGGTTGAAAAAGGATTTATTAAAGCCAGTTCCGTTGGTATCGAAAAAATAGCGTTAAGCGATGCGCCGGAATATTTGTTGCCCGGACAAACGCGCATGACGGTAACGCGAAGTTTGTTATTGGAGGCTTCATTAACAGATATTCCCTCAAATGCTAACGCAGTATCGCTTTACGATGATAAGGGAAATATAATTGAATTAAATGCCGATGGCGAATGCCTTATCGGATTATTAAATAGTAATAACCAAAATCAAAATGAAAAAAACATGAAATTTATTGCATTAAAACTGGGCTTGAGCGAAAACGCTACCGAAGCCGAAATTTTGGCAAAAGTGCAGGAACTTTTAGCGTTACAAGCAAAATTGGATGAAAAAGACAATGAGATTGCAACATTAAAAACAGCTGCATTGGATGCCGAAAAGAAAACCATTACAAAGATGGTAGATGATGCCGTTGTGGCAGGAAAACTAAGCGCAGACCAAAAAGCGCATTTTATTACCATTGGTGAAAAAATGGGTGTTGAGTCATTACAAGCCACACTTTCTTCAATGAACAGTGTTGTGAAACCAACCGACGTACTCGCAGGAGGGCGCAGCGCACCCGTTAGCACAGACAAAAAATGGGGGGATTTATCCGATGAAGAGCGCATAGCATTGCGTGATAACGATAAGGAGACCTATATAGCTCTCTATAAAAAAGAGTATGGCCTTACGCCGGAAATTGTCTGAAGATGATTTTCATAATTAATATGATTAACAAGATTAGTAATTAAAAACTTAAAATTTACAAAAGATGAAAAAACTGATGTTTATTTCCGCAATTTTATTAAATTGCTTTATGGGGGGTCTTCTTGCCTCCACTATTGAGGTGGCGCCACTTTACGGCGCAATTGGCTTAAATGTTATTGCCATGACTGCCGGAAACTGTATCCCTGCGGGTGCGCTTGGCGCCGGTATCTATAAGGAAGTTTGGACGGGGGAAATGATAAAGGCATTCAGGAACGCAGCCGAATCGTTAGGATGGTATGGTAAAATTAGAAGTTATGATGACAAGGTGGACAACGAGGTGATTCACTTTGTGCAAATTGGCGGCGACCCTCAAGTGCTTGTTAACAACACATCTTATCCTATACCAATAGTAGCATTGCCTGATGCTGACAAGCCTATATCATTAGATAAATATCAAACAGAGGTAACGCCTGTAACGGATGACGAACTGTACGCTATTTCTTATGATAAAATGTCAAGTGTGATTGAAAGGCACCATGAGCAGATGGCGGAAACAAAATACTCCAGGGCACTTCACGCATTGGCGCCCGCGTATCACTCTACCGCTACGCCTGTAATTTTAACATCCGGAGCGAATGACGGAAGTGGCAGGGCAACGATGACCAGAAAAGATATTATTGCGATGAAAAAAGCATTTGATAAAATGAAAGTGCCGACAGTCGGGCGTGTTTTGGTATTGTGTCCTGATCATGTAAATGATTTGTTGGAAAATGACCAAAAGTTTGCAACACAGTATTACAATTATGTGACCGGAAAAATATCCAACCTGTATAGTTTTGAAGTTTATGAATATGTAGATTGTCCCCATTTTACAGCATCTACACAAACTAAAAAAGCATGGGGAAGCGTACCGGGTGCGGGCGATTACCAGGCATCGGTAGCTTTCCATGTAAAAAGAGCTATGAGAGCGGATGGAACTACAAAACCGTATTTCAGCGAGGCGGCTTCCGATCCGCAAAACCAACAAAACTTGCTGAACTTCCGCCACTACTCTATTTGCCTGCCGCTTAAAATGGAGGCATTAGGGGCAATAGTGTCGAAAGCAGCTTAGATTAATTACGAATTAAAAATTAAAAATTACGAATATGGCAAAGAAAGTATTAACGCCTGAAGAAAAGGCGGCAAAAGCTGAACAGGCAGCTAAAAAAGCTGCTGAAAAAGAAGCCAAAGCGGAGGCTAAAGCCAAAGCGGAACAAGAGGCAAAAGAAAAGGCAGAAACCGAAGCAGCTGCTCAAGGAAACACGGAACCAAAAGCCGATGAAACTACCAACGACAATGCCGGTGACACCGGCGGCGGCGACACAAACCCAACGGAAAATAAACCCGATGAAAAACCCGATGGCAAAAATGATGGAAAAGGGAAGCAAAAGGAGAATAATGGGGAGTCTTCCGGTATGAACGAAAAGCTAAAAAAAGCCTTTGAGGAGTTCCCCACTGCCGACCGGCTGTATCATGATGGCGAAGAGCTATTTTTTCAGCAAGTCAAAGCAGGAATGACTATTGTTAAAAGAATTGACTTCTTAGGTAAATCAACCCAATAAAAAGAAAAACGATGTCATTAAACAACATTACAATAATTCGCCAAAATGGGGGCGTGCCTGCCACGCTCCCCGGCGAAGATCACTACAGCGGATTGTTGGTATATTTGGCTGCTGCCGATATGCCGCAAGCCGATGCCGGTGTTACCGGGTTTGGCGAAACAAACCGCATTGTTCAAATCTCTACGATTGAATACGCGGAAAGTTTGGGTATTAAACCCGATTCTGAAAAGTGGATTTTAAAAGCGTTGCACTACCATTTAAGCGAGGCTTTTAGAATCAATCCTGCCATCATGCTTTGGGTGGGTTTGTTTGACAAACCGACCGGCAATTATGATTTTGTTGAAATAAAACAAATGCAAAACTATGCGGAGGGTAAAATTCGGCAAATTGGCGTTTACGCTCCCGAAAACCTTTTAAAAGCAGATGATTTAACTACTTTGCAAGGTAATGCCACAAATTTGGAAGCTAATGATATGCCGCTTTCATGTTTGTATTGTGCCAAAGTTGGCAACATTGCCATCCTGCAATCTATGGCAGGCATTGGGCAGAAGAATGTATCAGTTCTCATTGGTCAAGCCGGCAGCGGGGTTGCTAAAGACTTGTTTGATGCAGGCAATGGAAAATGTGTGGGTATTGTCGGAAACGCTTTGGGTATGCTTTCAAAAATGGCGGTACATGAATCTATTGCGTGGGTAGCAAAATGTCCTACCGGTGTTAACCTTCCGGCATTTGCGGACGGAACTCTGTTAAAAAGCATTGATATTGGTATTGTGAACACGTTAAATGATAAACGTTTTATTTTCCTTAGAACCTTTGGAGGTTTACAGGGGTCGTTTTACAACGATTCTCACACAATGGATGAGCAAACAAGCGACTACAATGCCATTGAGCGCGTGCGTACAATGGATAAAGCGTGTCGCGGTGCTCGAACACATTTGTTGCCTCATTTAAGTTCCCCGCTGTATGTGGATCCGCAGAGCGGAAAAGTGGATCAGGGAACCGTTGCGTTTTTGACTTCGGTTGCCAACCGCCAATTGGAAGCTATGGAAAAAGCAGGCGAACTATCCGGGTATGTGGTTGAAATAGACCCTAACCAAAACGTGCTTGTATCTTCAGAACTGGAATTTGTGATGAAAAATGTTCCGGTAGGCGTATTGCGTAAAATGAGAATTAAAATTGGTTACACTACTAAATTAGAATAATATGAACGGACACAGATTAATTCCCATGATTAATGGCGTTACGCCATCGTGGGCTACAATGCAGGTTTTAATTGAAGGGGTACCGGTTACCGGAATTACTGCAATTAATTATGATGACAAACAGAACATTGAAAATGTTTATGGCGCGGGGCAGCATCCCGTATGTCGTGGTTATGGAAATATTGAACCTACGGCAGATATTACGCTATACCGAGATGAAATTGAAAGCATACGCAAATCTTCCCCTACAGGAAGATTGCAGGACATTGCGCCTTTTGACATCGTAGTAGCATTCCTTCCCATTGGTGGAGCTAAAATTGCCAACCACATTATTAAAAATTGTCAATTTTTGGATGATGGTGTGGAAGCCAAGCAGGGCGATACCAAAAACGAAAAGCAACTTAACCTTTTACCATCACATATTATTAGAAAATAAAAAACATGAAGAGCGAAGAACGAAAAAACCAAGAGCAGCCCTCTGAGGTGCAAGAAATAAAGTTGAGCGGACAAGTTTCTGCTGAACAAATCGCAATGTGGAAAAATATGTACCGCGACGTATATGAGGTAATAGCAACTGATAAGGTTTGTTACCTAAAACGTCCAGACCGCAAAACATTGAAAGCTGTGGACGCCATTGGTGAGACAGACGGCGACAAAGCTAACGAAATTTTGCTCGCAAATTGCTGGCTCGGCGGTGATGAAGAAATTAAAACTAATGACATCTATTTCCTTGAAGTTGTTCCTGTATTAGAAAGATTAGTTGATTATGGGAGGGCTGAAATAAAAAAGCTGTAGATGATGCTGTCAAATGTGAAGATTTTGACTTTATCACATATCACGATACGCTGTTAGAGTATTATCTTCACATTGACACATCTAAATTCACCGATAAGCAATGGGCAAGCAAGATCGCGGCACTAACTAAAATAAGGATTGAAGAGGGCAAGAATAGGTTGGAGTCAGAATTAATCAGCCTGTAATCATTTGCCACCTTAAAATTTTTCACAAAAGAATATGTCAAACACTGTACTTCTTAGAATAAAACCGGTTTATGTGTCAAACAATACGTTTGACAAAGTTGATAAATTGGTTAATGGTGCAAAGAGTAAAGTGGACGCGTTGAACAACTCCTATCGTACTCAAGGCAAAACGATAGGCCAGTTAAAAGAAAAAATTGTAGAATGGCGCAAAGAGTCTGACAACTCTTACAGGATTGATCATATCAAAAAATACAATCAATTAATAGCCGGTACAAAAGAGAAGATAGAAGAACTCGAAAGATCTGCAGAGGCATGTGGAGAAAAAACACAATCCATATTCAAATCTGTATTTGGCGCTAATTTATTACTGAAGGGAATTGGCGTAGTAAAAAATACGGTTGTTGGTTTTACCAAAAACAGTATGGATGCCTATCAAAAGCATAATGTTGCTTTAACCCAGCTTGAGCAGGTGATGAAAAATACCATGAATGCCGGAAAGTGGGATGTTAAAGATGTTGTTGCTGTTACAAAGGCACAGGAAAAATTAGGAGTCGTGAGCAGTTCCGTTCAGTTAGCAGGTGCCAAAGAGTTGGCAACCTACATCAAAAAAAAGGATAGCCTTGAAAAATTGCTCCCGACAATGAATAACATGCTTGCCCATCAATATGGACTTAATGCAAGTCAAGAAAATGCTTATGGCATTGCACAGATGATGGGTAAAGTTTTAGAGGGGCAAACCGGTGCTCTTCAACGTAATGGATACTGGTTTACAGAGGCGCAGGAAAAGGTACTTCAATATGGAACAGAGAACGAACGCGTTGCCACACTACTTGAGGTAGTGGAGCAAAGTATGAAGGGTGTTAACGAGGCGTTGGCAGCAACACCGGAGGGCAAAGCTAAACAGATTGCCATGGAGTATGATGAAGTTAAGATACGGATTGGAGAATTGGCAACAAAACTCAAAGGGGATGTTTCAAACTCCTTAATGAAGTTTACACTGAGGCTCTACGACAATAGGAAGTTAATTGTGGGGGTAAGTAAAGCGGTTGGTTCGGGAGTAGCGACCTGGGTTGCTTATAAAACAACTATGATAGCCGTAAACAGTTGGACGCGCAAAACAGGCGTACTATTTGCAGCAAAAACATTCGGCGTAAAGTTGTTTACAGGACAATTAAAATTAGCTACTATTCAAATGGCTACTTTTAACGCAATAAGCAAAATGAATCCCATCGGGGCAGGAATAGGAACTATAATGGCAGTGGCTTCTGCTCTCATGTTTTTTAGAAAAAGAGGGAAAGAGACTACAGCTGAAATGGAAAAAGCACGTGAGGCATATTCATCCTTTTACGCACAAGAAAGGACACAGCTGGATACTATTTTTGCGAAGTTAAGGCAAACAAACCCAAAAAGCGAAGAACGAAAGCGTTTAGTTAGGGAACTTGCTGAACTGTATCCGGAATTAAATAAACAAACACTTAATGATATTGCCAACACCAATAACCTTGCGGGAGCGTATGACACATTAATTGCCTCTATACAAAGAAAAGCAAAGGCAAAGGCCTACGAGTCTGCGTTAGAAGCTGCGTATCAAAAAGGACAGGAGGGCGAAGATATACTTCGTAAAATTTATCCGAATTATACCGAAGCTCAGATTGTAAATGCAGCAAAAACTATTGTAGATAACAAGAATAAACACGGTTGGTTATCAACCAAACATTCTCTTGCGGGCCTAGTGTCAAAATCTGATTATAAAAAAATTGAAACTCTTGTAAATTCCAGAAATGAGGCCAGCAGAATTAGTGGGATACTTGGAGAAAATCTTTTAGGAGGTGATATTACTAACAATACTAATAATAACATTATTAATCCTAAAAGCTACACTTCTACAGCTTCTGACTCTATTACCGGCGGCGGCAAGCAGGTTAAAAACTTCTACATAAACATAGGTAGCCTGATTGGAGAAAATACAAACATGTTTCAAAGCAGCAATGATGATCCGCAGTCTGCACAAGATTTTATGGGCAAATTGTCGGAGGCATTGCAAAGAGTGGTTAATGATGCGAACTATGCGGCAGCGTAAAAAATAATTAATATGGCGGGACTTGTTATAATAAGCAACGATACAAATGAAATAAGGCAAACCGGAGAAACGGAAAGCTCATGGTTGTTGCGCGCGCTGAAGTACGAAACCCACCATGCAATAAATACGGCGCGATGGGAAAACACAAACGATCCCAAATGGTTAGCTGAACAAGCCCTAAACGCAGTAAACGTAGCGAGGCAAGCAGGAGAAACCATAGCCTCGTGGGCGGCGCGCACAGGTTTGTACAAGAAGATGCTGCGCCCTGAATACACCGCTGTAAGCCCTATGTCCACGCTTAAGAAAAGTTACGAAGGCAGCGACTATTCACACATGCGCTTTTTGCAGGGCAACATACCGGTAAATAATCTTATCTTAAAAAATAAAAATGGGGAATTTATAGAGTTTGTAGATGCTAAAATAAATATTAGAAGGGAAAACACTATTGTCGAAACTGCACTTGCCAAGCGCGAAGGAACCATTAAAGAATATATTGCTGCGAAAGACTACGCCATTGATATTTCCGGCAATATCATGATAAGCGAAAATTATTATCCAACTTTTGAGATTGGCAAAGTAAACAGATTTTTAAAAGAACCTGAGGTGTTCGATGTTGTGAATACATACTTGGAAGCCTTTGATATTGCAAAAGTTGTTTTTAGAAGCGGGGATTTTAACCAACAAAGCCAAAAGTATTTTAATGTATTGCCTTTTAGGTTTCAATTCATCAGTGATAATGACGAAGAGAATGCGTATGGTTTAATTATAGAAAATTAACGGGAGGAAAGTTTTATGGTAAAGTCAGGAAAGGATTCTACGTATTGTATGGTAAAATCGGGAAAGGATTCTACAAATATCCATTCTCCACATTTGTCGGCAAATGATGTTTTCACATTGACTTCGAGATCGGCAAATGAATCCACTACCTTAACCTTGAAATCAGCAAACGAATCTACTACCATAACGCGTCCATACAGTTTTTTACCTTTATACGTACAATCGGTAATTTTATCGGTTGTAGAACAAATAAAAAGAAGCGCGGCAAGTATTAACCCTAATTTTTTCATACCATGTTAGTATTGGATTGTTTGGTTGAAATTCAGGGCAAAAGTAATAAAATAAAGTTTACATACGCAAACTCTATTAAGGTTACTGCGTCAATCCGTAATTTAACGGATACGGCAACGGTTGTACTTCCGCGTAAAATGAGCATGAAGGGGAAAAAACTGAATGAATTTGTAAAGCGTGGAGATAAAATTTCCATACAGGTAGGGTATTTGGACATTGATTCGCAAAACATTTTTAACGGCTATATTACGAGCGTATCAAGTGAAACGCCTATTAAGATCGAAGCCGAAAATGAAATGTGGAAGTTAAAGCAAATCACAGTCAATCCTACCCGGTATGACAAATTCAAGCTCAAAGACTTTTTAAGCGAACATGCTCCCGATGTGGAGTTAGTAATGCCGGAAAATATTGAGTTTGGTGAAGTGATCATCCAGGAGGAAACAACGGTTGCAAAGGTACTGGATTATTTGAAGCAAAACTATCCGTTTAATGCCTTTTTTGATGGCAAAAAAATGATAGCGATTATGCTTACATCGCAGTTGCAAAACAGCAAAGAAATAAAATTTAAAAAGGGTTTAAACATTATTTCAGACACATTGAAATACACCCTTGCCGATGATGTGAACATTCAGATTGTGGCAAAAAGTATTTTGTCGGATAACACAAAGTTAGAATCGAAAAAAGGAGATACTAAGGGCGAGGTACGAACTTTTTACGCTCCGGAATATAAAACACAAAAAGAGCTTGACCAGTACGCTCAAAAAATGTTAGACACATACAAGGCAGATAAAATGAGCGGGGACTTTACCGCTTTTGGGATTCCATTTGTAAAAAAAGGGGACAAAGCTCTTTTGTACGATGATGATAACAAAGAGAGAAATGAAAAAAAGTTTATTGCTGATGCAATAGTGTATGATTACGGGTTTGGAGGGTACAGGCAGGTAGTAACACTGGGCGATGAAATTAAATAAATTACGAATTACGAGATGGCAAACGAAAATGAAATTGCGAAAAACATAAGAAAATTAATCGAAGCGGTTGATTTTGACAGTATGCTTTGCAAAGTTGTGAGCGTGGATGATGATGTTACTTGTACCGTAAAAACAGTAAAAACCGGATTGGAGCTAAAAAATATAAAACTGAACGCCAATATTAAAGATGATAAAGGATTTTATGTTTACCCAAAGAAAGACAGCTATGTATTGGTTACGATGCTGGATAAGGTGCAGGGATTTATTTCGATGTGTTCGGACATTGAAAAGGTAAAGATAAAAATTGATGGTACGGTGGATGTTGAAATTGGTGGGGATTCAAAAATTGATTGCAAAGGGAACATTGTTTTCAATGGTGGAAAAAATGATGGATTAGTTGTTGCCGAAAAAGCCGCTTCCAAAATTAGCAGCCTTGAAAACGAAATCAATCAATTAAAACAAATACTTACTGCCTGGGTTCCGGCTCCAATGGACGGAGGCGGAGCGCTTAAAGGGGCCATCTCAGCATGGGCAGGCGCCATGATACAGCCTACAACAATAAAAAATGATTTATGGAACGACAAAATAAAGCACTGATATGACACCAAAACAACAATTAAATAATGATTTAGAAGATGGTTTTAAGAAGCTGAAAGGCGATAATATTACTGATCAGGTGGCGAAGGTAATAACAGATGCTGTAGATAAATACATTGTTTTAAAATTAAAGGAATTAGAAATTTTGTAATATGAAAGGCATACTATTAGACGAAAACAACGAAGCAATTATTGAGCATGGCACAATGAAAATTGGCGATGTTAGGGCACAGGTGGCAGAACATGTGATTACCGCTTTTCAGGGGGAATTTAAAGAGGTTCCGTTGTTGGGTCGTAATGCAGCCAAGATGTTGAACGGAACACCTGATCCATTTTGGGCCGCTGAAACGAAAAGACAATTAAAGACTCAATATGTAGATGCGGATGTAAGTATAGATGGTGATAGTAATTATTATGTAGAATTAAAAAACAAGTAATATAGAGATGCTTAAAAATATTTATGAAATTATTGGTGGAAATTCGGATGGTCTTTATATAGAACTGTCTCTAATTGTTGGATGTTGGATGCTAATGATATTTGCAGTACTGATTGATCTATGGACAGGAATAGAGAGAGCAAAGAAATGTGGAGAAAGATTAAAGAGCAATAAGTTTAGAAGGACATTGTCAAAGATAAGTGAGTATTGGCGCGTTATGCTCTTTGGACTTTTTATAGATATTATCCTTTTCGTAATTCTACCGTACCACGTTCCTTTCGGTTCAATAATATTCACACTGGCATGTTGTAGTATAGAGGCAAAAAGTGTGATAGAGAATTTAAAACTAAAGAAGTCGGCTGCCGCTAATGTTCCCGGAGAAGTGCTAAAAATTTTAAAACATTTGGATAATCCTGATAAATTAAAAAGTTACATAGATATGTTAAACCAATTAAACAACAAACAAGATGATGAATAAACCTAACGAATCAAAGAAGCCGGTAACGAGCAAATATTTTAAAGAAGAGGAATTTAAAAAGTGCAATCCTCCGTGTTCATTGCAAGATATGGATCAGGACTTTATGGACTGGCTGGATAGTGTAAGAGAAGATGCAGGCATATCTTTTCGCCTGAAATCAGCATTTCGTAGCAAACAGCACGAACAGAATATGGGCAGAAGTGGTAATTCCGCCCACACAGAAGGCAAGGCTGTGGATATAGATTCGCCTAATTCCGTTTCAAGATTTAAAATTCTAAAATCGGCATTTGCTAAAGGTTGCAAAAGATTGGGAATTGATTTTAGTAAAAACTTCATTCACTTGGATAGAAGTACAAAATTAGATCATGAGGTTGTATGGAAGTATTAAGATATTTGTTTATTATATTCGTGTTTCTCTTCTTTGGATGCAAAACAACAAGGTATAATGTAAGAGAAACCACAAAATCGAACATCGAAACTAAAACCGACATCCGGGAAGAGATTAAGGTTTCTGAAGAAATAAAGGTGTCGGATAATATCACCCAGTTAACCGATGAGCTGACCACTGTTGTCGAACGGACTGTTACCATAAAACTATCCGCCCCGGACAGCTTGAATAATCAGCACCCCACAGAAATAATTACCACAGAGCGTGAAATATCGAAGGGAAAAACAGTAAAGTATGATGCAAATAGCCAAACGGAGCAGACCATAAATACGGAAATTCAGAAAACCGATAATTCAACGGAAAGCACAAAAATAGAGATTGAAAAAGTGGATAAAACAACAGTAAAGAAAACAACACCAAGTTGGATACTTGCTGCTATTATTATTCTCAGTATTGGTGTATTGCTTTTCGTTTTCGGAATCTTTAAAAAATATCGCATACTATGACAACAATAACGCCACTTTCCGAACAATCAATTTTTGATATTGCGCTGATGACCTGCGGAATTGCCGAGGCGGCGTATGATATTGCGCTGGCAAGTGGTGTTAGTATTACGGACAACGTAGAGGGTAAACTGCTCGTGGTTCCGGCAGAAATCGAAAAAAATAAAAGAGTTGTGGAATATTACGCAATAAATAAGATTGCACCAGCTACAGAGTATCAGGAAAAAACAAAAAAGCATAGAATTTTTGATTACACATTTGATTACACATTTGAATAATGGCAAGAACAATACAAGCAATAAAACAGCAAATGACAGTGGAATTCCTTTCGGAACCAAGCATTAGGGCAATCTATAAAATAGACCCGTCCGTGCCCAATGATGGCTTTGAGAGTGTTTTTTCAAAGGTGAGTATAGAAAACATAATTTTTTACATTGTTGCGTTTGGCATTCATATACTTGAGCGGATTTTTTATACCGAGAAAGAAAAACTTACCCAATATGTAGAAAGTTTACGTCCACACACGGAGGCATGGTATGTTAATAAACTTAAATCATTTCAATTAGGCTATGCTCTTAATAAAGAAGGCGGCTATGATATAATTGATGTAGAAGCGCAAATAATAAAGTACTGTTCCTTGAGAAGGGCAAATGGTATCTTAGAGTTCCGGATAGCAAACGATGCGGGTGGTGTACCACAAATAATTAATGAAAATGACATAAGCTCAATTAATAACTATGCCATTCGTGTATTTGATGCCGGGACACACTTCCGGATTTTCTCCTCTAATCCGGATATATACAGGTGTAATCTATTAATAAACTATGACCCGCTTGTACTCGACTCTAAAGGTAAACGAATAGATGGGACAAATGACACACCTGTTATTGATGCGATTAACAGCTATTTCCGGTCATTCCCATTTGACTCTGAATTCAGCAACATGGCGCTTGCTCACGCTATTGAGAAAGTAGAAGGTGTTCGCATTGTACAATTAACAGGTTCATGGGCAACACCGCCATCGTTGGGGGAACAGGTTGTTATTTCAACCTATATTTCGCGCTCCGGCTATATGGCTTTCAATGAAGTGCCAAGTGCAATTGAATACGTGATAAAATGAATGTAAATTTTAATCGCTTATTGATACTTTTATTGCCTACTTTTTTAAGGAAAGGGGTGTTGAAATCTTTTTTAAAAGCTGTTTCAGTAGCGTTTCAAGATTGTAAAAGAGAGATTGACGCATATTTTAAAGAGCTAAATTATCATGCACAAGTTACCCCTCAAGTTTTTTCCCTTGAAAATATGTTAAATCATTTTCTTGATCCAATTCATAAGCGCATATATATTACAATACCTGATCCGGAACCACCTTTTTATTTCTACGAAGACAGCGGTAATAGCGGCGGTGAGGACAACCTTATGAAATATTTTGACGATGACGAGTATTTTTTATGGGATAACACAGGGCACACCCATGGCTTTACGGTAGTACTGCCATTAGAAATGAAAAGCGATGATATGACTAATTATGTTTTGGCGCTTTTGGAAAAATACAAACTTTTAACAAAATTACCTATAATTCAATATATATGAAGAAACTAATTTTAGATCATTTAGAACACCGGCTGCCTGCCAACAAAGCATTTATGCAATACATGAATGAAGAAATGCACAGTAATTTAATAGCGTTCTACTCTGCCTTTTACCCTGACTCTAAAAATAATGCTTATATTTTAACGGGTATTGAAGGAGTCACTGCCGGTAACATGATAAACTACTCGCAAGGTTATGTTTTTTATAATAAAGAAATATTTTTTGTGCCGGCGTTTAGCATATCTGCGCTTTCAGGCGGTGAGCGTCCGCATGGATTTGTAGTTTCTACAACCATTATATATGAAGAATATAAAAGCGGACAAACGTTGCCTGCGTACTCTGAAAGTATATTAGTTTTTTCAGACAACGTGCCTTCAGGCCCGCTTATGCTCGCAAATTTGATTCGGAAAAGTTGGGATATTCCTTTTTCTAAAATGGAGATATCTATTCCGGGTAGCCACTTGGAGAAAAAAGAGGCGCAAGTGATAACCAATGGAAATACACAAAGACTTCTCATGCACTTGCAGGTACTATACGCAGCATCTGGCATCAGCACGGGTGTACGTTTTCAGTCCGTTTTTTCAAAAAAAGGATTTATAGGCTTTGGGAAAGCCATTAATAAAACAACCCAAAGAACTTTCGATGTATGCGTCTATCAGATTGGAAATTTTACGCTGATAAAGCGCCCGTGGGATGCA